ACCGGCCAGAAATAGACACGCCCCTGCGGCCAGGAGGTGTTGAGGAACACGGCGCTGGGCAGCGATTTCAGGTTCTTGATGCTGATGGTGGCCCAGTCCTCTTTGGCCACAATGACGGCCAAGGGGATGTCCACGGGGGTCGTGCCTGCCAGCGGCATCAGGCGGCACCATGCGGCGTGGATCTTGGTCGGCCGCACGGCCACGTCGAAGTCCGCGCCGGGGCCTATCGTGTAGTAATCCGCCCCGGTTGCCGTCAGCGATATCTCGGCCTCGTTCCAGACGAGCCAGCGTTTCTGCTGCCACTGGGCCATGACCATCCGCAGCAGATCGAGGCCGGTATTGCTGTCCTCGGCGAGCGGCGTCTGGCCGACGCCGTTGATCCCGCTCGATCTGAGTGCGAAATTAATAAAGTCTCCCGTCGTTTCGATCATTCATGCACCTATGGAGTTGCCCCCCGATCTGCTCGGGACCGACGTTCGGGGGGCGAGACGCCTTGGCTTCAGGTGGGGAGGCACCCGGTCCCGGCAGTCGTCAGGCCGACAGGATGCTGAACCACAGCCCGAGGCCGGGGGAGACGAACTGGGCCTTGCCTGCCGCAGCGACGCTGATGCCGGTTGCGGCGGCCACCCCGTTGATGGTGTCCGACGTGCCGGGGGCTGCGAACACCTGGCAGGCTGCCGCGCCGCTGTTGACCAGCGATATTTCCTGCCCACCCAAGGCGGGCGGCAGGGACACGCTATCGGCGGCGGTGGCGCAGACGCTGAGTCGGTTGTAGCAGGCGGGCAGCGGCAGTGCGGCGGCCCGTGTGCCGCCTGCCGTCGCAGTCAGGGCGGGGGCGAAGCTTTTGCCTCCGCCGCCGACCAACTGCCCCGGATCGAATAGCTGTGGTCCTCGATCGTATGCCATGACTGCCTCCTAGTTCGCGACCAGGCGGACGGCGAGTTGTGGCCGAAGCGGAACGGCGCCCCAAAGCACGTAAATGCGGATCGGGAAGGTGTCGTCGCTGATGCTGTATTGCCGCACGGCCCGCATGCTGATGCCGTCCTTGACGACGCGGCTGGCCATATCGACCCCGCCAGGCATAACCAGATCCGCTGTGGCGAAGGTGAACGCGTCGGGATGGAATGCGAGCGACAGGCCGGTGGCGACCGACGCCGTGTTCATGAACGTGAGTGTGCTTGTCGTGCCGTTCGGGGAGTTGCTGACGTTCTGGTTCGGCCCGCTAGTGACGATTGCGGGAGCGATCGCCATATTGCCCGCGCCGCCGGTGTAAGCCGCAGTCAAAACGAACTGCTGCAACACGCCGGTGTTGACCTTGGTCTCCGGATGGACGCGATAGACGCCCGCGATGGTGAAGACATCGCCGGCAATGCCTGCGCCCGTGCCCGTCGTCACCGCCAGCGTGCTGCCGGTCTGTGCGGCTGGTGCTGCGAGGTAGGTGGCACTCTCGGCCCCGCGCGTCTGGGTGGAGAGGTGGGTATTCTCGGCCCATTCGAAGCCGCCTGACAGCCCCATGACGCCGTCCGTATACTGCCGGGCAATTTGCGTCGAGCTTTGGAAAAGCCCCTTGAGGCTGTCCACAAGGTCGACGTTGTCTTGGGTATTGATACGAAGTAGCCACTGTTTGGACTGCGGCGTCAGATTGTCCAGCAGCAGCTTGCGGGCCTGCAACACGGTCTTGAACGCCATGGGGGAGGCGGCGGTGCCCACCTGGTTCCATACCGCGGGCCACATCATGTTGATGGTGGCGGCCTCGATGCTAGCGGCGAGCTGTGCAATCGCCGGCTCGATGTAGCGGGCGCTGAACTCGTCGATGGACAGCGTGAGTTCGGCCGACGAGAACGAGAAGTCCACATGATACTGGTTCGTAATCGGCAGCGAAACCGACGTTTCCACCGTATTCTGGAGCGACAGCGCGGGCGTCGTGCTGGTGGTGTATTGCACCGGGAGGCGAATGCGGAGCGTGCTGCCGATCTTGGCGCCGCTATTCGCGAAGCTGTCGTCGTATTGACGGTTAATCGCGCCGATGAAATTGCACTTCTGGTGCAAGATCGCCAGTGCCTTGGCGGTAATCATGTTGATAGTCAGCAACGTATTCGTTGCGGGCATGGGATGCCCCTTTCGTCACATGGATTGCGATAAAACGCAGCCCTCACCTTGCGTGTTGGGTCTTGGGCTTCGATTTCATCGCTGTGACGAAAGGGGGGTAGCCGCTATCACGAGCGATCTGCACGCCGCTGCGTTTTTGGGGTCGAACGCGACGACCTTTGGGCACGACGCTGCGTATTTAGAGCCTGACGCGACGGCTTTAAGCGGGATCGCAAGATGCGACCCGGTGGGCACGACGCTGCGTCTTTAAGGTCGGACGCGACGACCCCGGCACGGCTGCACCGGAAGGCGTTAGCCTCGGCGCTGTTGGCGCTCGAGGTTTTGTTTCATATACACATCGACGAGGCTTTGCGCGTCGGCGTTGTATTCGTTGAACTGCGGCGAGGCGCGTCCGGTGACGGTCCTGACCGGCGCGGGGGCGGAAGTGACCGGACGCGGGGTATGCACGGCCCGGCCCGCTCCGTCCTCGATTTGGGCGGCGTATTTGCCCAGCGCGACGGCGCGTCCCTCAAGGGTTTGGATGCTAGCGATACGCTGGACGGCAGCCGGATCGTCGGCGAGGGCGGCGGTCACGCGCACGCCCCCTGGCATGTTCACCAGTAACTGCGCCATTCCGCTATCGGCGCCCAGGTCGATCAGATCCTTGGTCTTCTGGCCCCAGTCGGCGAATTGCGCGTTGCCTTCCTCATGGAAGCGGCGCTGGAGCAGCTTGGCCTCTGCCCGCGCCTCGGCCGCCGCCTCGATCTGGGCGCGCTCTTGCAGCTCTGGGTTCGCCTGCTGCTGCGGGACGTAGCGGCGCAGGACTTCGTTCTCGGCGACCAGGCGGTCGCGTTCGCGCTGCATTGCGGCCTGGCGCGCGGAGAGTTCGGCAAAGCGGCGATCGGCGCGTGACTTGGCCTCGGCCGCCTGTTCCGGCGTTTGTGGGGGTTCATCGGAATCCGGCGCGGGTGCCGGCGCTGGCGTTACTGCCGGCTCGGGTGCGGGCGCGGGTTCGCCTTCGGCCGGGGCCGGTGCGTTGGGCTGGTCGCTCATGGGGTGCCTCTGGGTTAGCGCGGGGCGCTAGGTGCTACGTCGTGGGTGTAGTTGCCCGGCTCGTCGTCCGCCGGGTGGGGTGCCAGGCTGCCGCGCATGGTGGCCTGGGCGGCGTCCTGCCGGATCATCCGGTCGTCAAGCGTGGCGCGCAGGTGCCTGATTTCCTCGCGCAGCCGCTCGATCAACGCCAGCAGTTCGGTGACGTTCTCGCTCATTGGTTGCCCTGGTCCTGTCCTGCGGCTGTGGCAGCGGCGCCGCCGCCGATCAGGCCCGCGATGCCGTAGCGGCGGATGATTTCCATCTTGTCGGGATCGAACACGGCATAGTTGTGGGATGCGTCGGGGGAATCCGGATCACCGCCGCGGCTGTTGCGGTTGAGGTAGCGAACGCCGGGAACGCCCGCGTCGCGCAGGGCGGTCGCAGCGGCAACATCCCCGCCCAGTTGCTTGCTCAGTGCCGCATGCAGTTGGGTGCCGGTGGCATTGGCCGGCAACGCAAAGCTGGGGTTCTTCAGCGCGCTGTCGATCCATGCGTCCGAGAAGCCTTTGGCCGCAAGCTGGCTGCGGATGGCTTGTTCGTAGGCGTCAATGGCTGCCGCGCCGGTTGGCTGATCTGCCAGCTTCTTGTCCCAGTGTAGGAAGTCGCCCGGCTCGGCGTTCAGGTTGACCTCGTATAGATGGCCGGTCGCGCTGCCGCCCGCGCCCTGCTTGAACTTGTCCATGGCCGCTTGCCATTCGGCACCGTCCGATGCGTTGCGCGTATGCGGTTCATAGGTATTCAAGGCATCTCTTGGTCCGTATTTCCCGGCCTGCTCGACTATCTTCCCGAGGCGCCAGTCGTCCTTGCTCACGGAATTGACAATGTCCCAGAAAGCGCGGCCTTCGGGCACTTCCTTCCCGTTCCATTCAAACCTGCCGCTTTGGCCTGCCGTCAGATCCCGGTAGTGCGTTGCCAGTCCTTCGCTCTCGGCCACGTATGGCCCATGCCCGAACGCCTGTGAGCCTTCCCCGGTGCCGATCTTGTCCAGCCTGAACTCGCCGAGCGGGTTCTTCGGGGTCGGCTCAAATAGGTGCGGGCTGCCGTGATACGTTTTGATCGCGCCGATGCCCATGGCGCCGATATCCGCCGGGCCAAACCCGCCAGCGACCGTCTGCGCCTGCGCGCGCCAGCCCTGTGGGGTAAATTGCCCCGTCGCTGGGTCCACGTTCCCCAGTTCGATCTGCCGCTGCCGGTCCCGCGCGATCCAATCGTTGTATAGCCGGATGTTCTCGTCCGTGGCCCCGGCCCAGTCGGGTTGCGGCGGCCCGGCGAGCATGTTGGTCCGCATCTCGGGCGGCGGCTGGATGCGGAGCGCGTTGAAGCGGTCGGGCATGGGCTACTGCATCGGGCCTGGGGGCGATGCGCCGCCGTTGGGTGTGCCTTCTGCCCCTGGCGGCTGTGGCGGCTGCATGCGGGCGGCTAGCTGCCCCTGAAGCTCGGCGTGGCCATACAGCTTCTCCTCCAGTTGCGTGTCGAGCATGTCGGAGACGAGCTGGCGGACCACCAACTGCAGCGCCACCGGATCGATGCTGCCGACAGCGGCCAACCTCTTAGTCTCGGCCTCGTAGTCCTTGATGATGAGTTCCCCGGATTTGTCCTTGGCCTGCGCCTGCATCAGCACGAGCTGCTGCTTCAGGTCCTGGATTTCGGCGTCGGCCTTGCCCAGCAACTCCTGCGCGTGCTGCTGGACCTGTTGCGCCTGCTGGGTGATCGCCATGACCTGCGGATCGGGCGCGTCGGCCTTGTATTGCGGGGGCAGCCCACGCTTGAGCCGGTCGGCGAGTTCATCCGCGCCGGGGAAATCGGAATTTGTCGCCCAAAAATCCCCCACGATCTGAAACGCCTCGG